TTTTTAAATGCAAAGTTAGAAGCAGTCTTTATATCAACAACTTCACCATCAATTTTGCAATCAATGTGTCCTTTAATATTATCTACAACAACTTCTTTCTGTTCGTCTGTTACTGTGTGCCCAGAAAGTTTTACTAAGAAAATTAAAATTTCTTCAAGCAAATGACCATACAAAAACCTAATGGAAAGAAAAGGATTTGATTGATCTTTCTTTTTCTTTTCTTCTTTAAGATCAAAGTACAGTTGTCTTAATGGTCTACCTACATTAGACATTCTGATATATTGCTTTGAGTTTTCTTGCGGTGTAGCCCAATGAGTAATACACTCTTTTAAATTATTAGTTAGCTCTTCTAATAATTCTTCTGGGATATCTACTATTTGTTGATTAGATAAAGGCTCTAATGCCTTATAAATATCTTCAACTACTGTGTTTACTTTTTTCATGTCTATGTTTTATAAACCTTAATTTACGTGTGAGAGAATTATAATGAAGATACACTACACCCATAGCTTTTTGTAAAGGAGTTCTTGCAGAAAGTCTACCATCTTTATAAGACTTGACATCTATTTTTTTAATGTTCCCATCTTCATCTATAGCAATTAAATCTATAGGCCCTGTGCATCCACAGTTCTTAAAGACTTGATAACCATTATCCCACAACCATGTTATAGCATAATGTTCTGCTAGATCTCCAGTTCTATTAGGGTCTGTTCTAGTGTGTATCACTCCAGTTATCTCCTATCTTATATTCTCCATCTAAAGGACAACGTAAATCAAAATAGATACCCGCATCTACAATAGCCTGGACACCTCTTTGACCTACCTCTTCTGCATCTTTTTCTAAACATTCTACCTGCCATTCATCATGTACATTAGCTACACATTGAGCATCTAAATGTTTAATAGAATCTACAAATAAAACTAAAGCCTTCTTCATAATTACTGCTCCTGCACTTTGCAGTAGTGTGTTTAAAGCAGCATGTTCTGATCTTATAGTAACTTTGCGACCATCTAATCCTTTTAAGAAACCTCTTTTCGCCGCTCGTTCAACTCTATCTTTGAGATTTGCAAGTGCTGGTAAATTAGCAAGGAAAGATTCTCTAAGTCTCTTACCATCTTTTCTGTTTCCTCCAACCACTGAGCCAAGTCGTTCATTTCCAGCGCCGTATAAGTATGCATAGATGAATGTCTTACTCTTATCTCTTGATTCAAGTCCCGCAAGTTTTTGATTAGCGGTGTGAATATCTCCGTTAAGGATTTCATTTGTATAGCTCCTATCATTCATATAATGTGCAAGCATTCTTAATTCTAAACCACTTGCATCTATGCCTATTAGTTTATGGCCTTCAGGAACCGTCCAACAAGCTCTACAGTCTTTTCCATAAGGGCTGTAGGTAGCTGGTATCTGTGCCATATTGGGCTTAAAATGAGTCATACGGCCTGTAACAGCACCGTTATGAACTGCATATCCATGAACTCTATTGCCTTTTAAATTTTTAAACCAGGAATCTACTAAAGCAACACGTTTATTTAACAATAAAAACTGACTAATTAATTTGGCTTGAGGTATATCTTCTATTGCATTAAGCGTTGACTCATCTACAATAGGTTGCCCTGTTGGAGTAAACTTCTTTGGCTTCCAACCAAAATCTTGTAAGTACTCTCCAATTTGTTTTCTTGAATTTAAATTAAAATCTTGTATCTTATACCTATCAAATGCAAGAACTTGAGTAGGATGTTTTTTAGAATAACATCCATACTCTTCTTCTGTCAACCCTTGTTTAGATAATGTACCATCTTTTTTAAATTTAGGAACTACTGTTTTTAACTTAACTTTTTTAGGTAAGAAAACTTTATGTACTTCTTTAACAATCTCTTGATTAGTTTGTTTTAATGTAGCTAAAAGTTTATGCGCTTTTTCTACATCCAACATAAAACCATGATGCTCTTGATCTTTTAATATTTTAGCAACCTGATGCTCAAGCTTTATTGATTCTTGATCAAAGTCCGTCAACTCAGTTAACAGTGCTTGAAAAACTAACGCATTTAATTCAACATCATTAATGCAATACTTTAACATTTCTGGTGTGTATTCTTTAAAGTCTTCTTCTTTCATAAGACCTTTATGATAATTTAATTTAAACCCCCATGCTTTTAACGCATGCCCATCTCTTTCAGGATTTGCTAATCTAGAAAGAACTAACGTATCTATTATCTTTTTATTCTTAAAAGATATGTCAGTAAGTTTTTCTAACACAGGTATGTCAAACCCTAAAATATTATGGCCTATAAGTATTTTAGATTTTGCCAACAACTCAATCCCTTCTTCTATATTAGAAGGAGAAAAAGAATATACTTGTTTTGTGTCTATATCCTTAGCCACAATACACCAGATAACTGATGCATTGAGGCCGTCTGTTTCTATATCAAAAACTAAATTCATTTTATTGCTTCTCTTCTATACCTGTACACTGTAGATCCTGCTATTCCTAATAGTTCTGAAATGTCTTTTACTAACCAACCTTTTCTTGTAAGATTAAGTATCTGTATTTTTTGATTATCATCTAAGATTTTTTTCTCTACTTGCTTTAAAATAGAACCATCTTTTTCTACAATAAAATAAGCCTGTCTATCTTCTTTGTAATCTTGTTGTATTTTTATAGCTTTGTAAAACATTTTTGCTCCGTTAAAAAGGTATGTCATCTATAAGTGTGTCTGTAAACTCAGTCTCTACTAATCTTCCTGATATAGAATCATACAAAAGATTACCTGCTAAACCTACTTCGCCTGTATGCCTAGACTTTAAGATTCTAATCCTGGTTGTATTGGCTTCAGTTTTGTCTTCAGCTTGTTGGTTTCTTTCTAAAGCTATCACACAATCTGATAGTTGTGCAATAGCACCACTACCACGGAGATGACTAATGTTTACTTCTGCACCATTCTCATGTCCTGTATTACCTTCTATCTTACGCAAGTGAGATACAAGTATAAGTCCTGCACCTGTTTCCTCTACAAGACTACGAAGCTGTGTCATTATATTATCTATTAATCTTCTTTCGTCGCCACCTTCTAAAGCTGATACAAGCATATGCAGGTGGTCAAGTACTATCCATTTGCATTCACAACCTACAATTAAATAGCGTATCTTTGCAAAGATTTCTTCTACAGTATTGATTCCAAAGTGTGAATGAATAAAGAG